ATTTCTTAAAAATATTAAAATTGCTTGTTTATCTTCTTCAACTATATCTTCAACAGATAAATCTTTATCTAATATTTTTCTTTTTAACAATTCAGTAACAACTGAGTTTGTTGAATTTAAATTAGGTGATGCTAAAATGTTTTCATCAGAAGCGGTTAGATATGCTACTTTTAATGATTTTTTCTTGTTTTCATAATGAATACCTCTACTAGGTAATTCTATTACATCGTACGCTATTGTTGGGTCAATTCTATTTTCTTCCATAATATTCAATTTAATTAATAACTAGTAGAAAGTAAAGTTTTACAAAACAAAAAACCGATAATCTTTTGAACTATCGGTTTAATATATGAAAAAAATATAATATTAGTAAATTAAGATACATCTATCCATTCTCAATGAACAAGCAATATTTGCCAAATCATCTCTTGAATAATCCAATTCACCAAAGTTTAAATCTGTTAAGAAACAACCTTCTAATAACCATTTCTCAACAACAACTCCTGTTGGGTCTAACATCTCCAAATCAATGTCTTTTTTATAACCGGCAGCATATCCCATACGACCTGTTACTGATTCAGCATGTAAACGGAACCATTCCATTAAAGCTTGAGAAGCTGAGGGACCGATTGGGTCTCTAAAGTTTACCTTCATCTCATTCCATTCAAATCTACCTGCAACATATGTTGAAGTATTCAAAAAAGGAATAGCTACTGAGTTAATTTTAGCACTAGGTCTTTGAGAAGATGTTACATACCATTCGTTAATACCCAAAGTAGATGGGAATCTTACGATAAATCGGTTGACTCTTTTTGGTTCATAAGGAGTCGGCATTTTCATTAATAAATCGGCCATGTTGTATTTGTTAAGTTTTTAAAGTTATTTTTACTTTCTTATAAATATATCCAAAAGGAAAATAATTTTTTTATGAATTAATTATATGGAAAGCTTGATTTTGTCAATTATTTTTCGTAGTTTTTTACAGGCTCCAGTATTCTAGTTTAGTTTAAAACTTCTTTATTAACTATTATAAATACTAGTATATCTAGTTCCAGTATACTGGGTAATGTATAATTTAATATATTTTATACAGTGTTCCACGTGGAACATAAAAAAAGGGAGTCTCACGACCCCCTTTTCTATTTTTATATCTCCTTTTAGATTAGATATTTTCAAATGAAGCTCCCGTTGGAGTAATAATGAATTCTAAGTCAATAAATTCAAGAGAACGAGTTGGTTTGATATAAATCTTACCTCTCAATGTGTTAGCATCAATGTCCTCAGGGTCATTTGATACTGTTACACGGAACTCGTATAAACCTCTTTCTTTCTTGATATTTTCCAAAATTGGGTTAACCAATCTTAAGAATTCGTTTCTTACTTGTTCGTCATTTTGTTCAAATAACAATCTAACAGAAACTGCTGAAATTAACTTTCTTGCTCTTAATAACAATCTTCTTACGTTGATTCTATCTAAAGCTGATTCTCTAACTTGTAACGTTTTGTTACCCCAAATGATTGTACCTGTATCAGAGAATGTTGCAATTGGGTTAATTCTGTTCTTATATAATTCATCTCTTTCATCTAAAGTTAATTTCTTAGACGCTTTTATTGCATTTACTAAACCTCTTGAGAAACCCGCAACTGCGAACCAAGGGAAAGAAACGTTATCAGTTAACGCAATGTTCTTTAATACTTCACCTGTTGGTGGAATGTAAAGTTGAGTTGCATTATCTGTGTCTCTTACTTGAATCCAAGGCCAATATGTTGCTGAGTAGTTAGAATCAATAGATGCGTCATCTAAGATACCTATTACTTGGTCGGCGGCAGTTGGTCCTATGATATTTGGTGAATTCATGATATACAACGAATCCGCTCTATCATTTTCAACCATATCAATTGCTTGAGTAGTCAATGAAGAATGATCTTGGAAGTTAATACCTGGTGTTGCAAACACGTTAATATCAATAGCTTCAGGGTTTGCAAATGTTTCAATACCTTGTAAATAAGAATAGTAATCTGAATTACCTAAAGTAGTATTGAAAACTCCATCATTTAAAGTATTACCACTCGTGTAAATACTTTTACCATAAATGTACCCGTCACCATTTGTTCTTGTTTGTCTATAAATGTCCCAACCATCACGACCACCAAAAACCATAAATGTAAATTTACGATAATTGATTGAAGTTAATTTATTGTCATCACCTGATTGTCCTTCTAAATCGTATGGTGTTGTCATAAACATCTTTTCTGTTGGTGTTGCTCCTGATATGTTAGACGCGTTTACTGATAAGTGGAAACCATATGTTTCATCAATACCAGCAACACCTTTATATTTCAATAAATCTCTATCAAATCCAACTTGTGAAGATACACCTAACATTACTTTTCTAACCTTATCTCCAGATTCTACTATTTCTGTACCATCTGCAGCGTATTTAACGATATCACCCGCATCATGATATTGTGTTTTATACATAATACCTCCGTATGTTGTACTCGTTAATGAACTAATTCTATTACAAGAAAATCCTTTAAAACCAGCAGGAAAAGCATCAACTGGATGATTTTCCACCATAGTTAACATAATGTATTTAGAACGTAATTCATATTCACCATCTGAAGTACCAACTTTTCTTGCGATGTATCCAGGTAAATCAGGATTCATTGAGCATCTTGAGAACTTTTCAAGTACGATTTGATTATCGTCAGAATCGTTAAAATCGCGTACTAATAAGTCAAATTCTGCTGTGTCTAAATTAATATTTTGAACTGTAATTTTAACTTGGAAGTTAGCCGATTCACCATCAGAAATTGTAATAACTTGGAATAAATCAGATACATTACCTCCGCGATATTCCGAAACGACCATTGGGGAAATTGTTGTATCCCATTGACCTAAGAAATTATCACCTTCGGTTGTTGTAACAAAATCCATAGATAAACCTCTAACTACACCACTTTCAAATGAAGATTTTAATAAATTTGAATATATTTCGTGTACATATAATGGAAAATCTGAATAATTCTTATCAAATACATCAGTTCCAAATACTTTAGAAATATATTTTGTTGAACTTTGGTCAAATGTACACGTAAATGAAGTTCCGCCTGTCACGGTTAAACCAGTAACATTGATTAAAAACTCACCAAGTGGATTAACACCCATATCGTCAACATCTTGACTAATTTCAATTTGTGTGTTACCTGTAACTTCTAATGTTAATGTTTGACCAACATAACGACCTCTTGATCTTAACGCAGCAACCACAACACCATGTTGTTCGTAGTTATGTTCTGCATCATAATTAAATCTGGTAACGTTCCATGTGGCATTAGAACCATCAAATTCAAAAACATATGAATAAACCTTGTCAACGGTAGTTTCATCACCTGGCGTTGCTAAATGATAACAAGAGTTATACCACTCTTTACCGTTAGGGTTATTTGAATTAAACTTACCAGTTAATGGAGAAACTAATTCATCTCCACTTGGTTCTACTTCACCTTCAGGAAGTTGTCCAATAACGAACCACTCATTATCATGAGTTGCACCTGTAGTGTATCCACTAAACTTAGAAACTAAATAATCTGTGATTGATGTACCCTCCACAGAAGTTATACCTGATAAATGACTATATAATGCTGTTACATCATCAATACCTGCTGCAGTTAAAGTAACGCCACTATAATCACTTGTAGTTTGGAATTCTTGTAAAATTACACCTCCGATAGTTTTAATACCGAAAGTTTTGTTTGGTTTATATCCTGTCAATCCTAATACTCTTGTTACGAATAATTGGTTAGACTCTTGTAAATAAGACTTTGCAACGTAAGGTAATTCATACTTTGGGTTACCGTCACCGAATTTCATTGGTGAAGTTGGTCCGAAATATGTCTTAAACTCATCAAAATTACCTACTAAAATTGGTTCAAAAGCGGGACCTTTTAAAGTCTCACCCACTAAACCTAATGTGGTAACCCCAACGCTTTGTGCAACGAATGTTAAATCCTTCTCAGATGTGTAGACACCTGGAGAAACGAATACTCTGTTTGAATTTGCCATCGATTAATGTTTGGTTAATATTTTTTTATTACTTATCTTATAAATATCTTTGTTTTTAGTAAAGATTTCCGTATTTTTCTTAAAAAGATAGTTATTTATCTTTTATTATCTTTATTATGGAAAACAAACAAAAAAACGTTAAAATAGGTGAAAAACACCACGAAATGTTAAAATCGTATTGTGATAAGAACGGTTTAAAAATCTATAAAGTTTTAGAAAAACATATTGAAGATTTATGTAAACCAAAAAAGAAAGACATTTACGGAGAATAATTTAGTGTAGATATGTTATATTAACTACAGAACCAACGGACGGTAAACCCAATAGTCTAATCTGTTTTGTGTTTTGAATAATGAAATTATCATTTTCATTTTGAACTAATCCATTAATATCTAAACTTATAAAACTATCAATGTCATAGTTTAAATTAACGAATTCGGTTGATTGTGGGTTTATAGTTAAAGACTCCTCAGTCAAATAAACAACCTTACCATAATTGTTAAGGAATGTAGTAACGTTATCAACTCTACTGTCTTTTTTACCTCTATAATATTGAATTGTTATAACATCTCCTTGTTCAGGAGCACCTAACGTTGTAATTCTTGAAGTTCCCGATATGTGTAAATAATTCAAATCACGAATTAAAAGTTCACCATTAACATAAACATTAAACAATTTTGTTATAGGTTCTCCAACACCAAAAACGGTTTGAATTCCATTAGCAATTATGGTTATTAACGTAAGGTCAATATTTGATGTAACTATTTTTTTAGTTATAGGTTTATTAGTAATGAATTCACTAACTAAAAACGCCCTACTAATTGCTGGTTTAACTTCAAACTCTTCATCGTCAATTAACAATCCCAACATTGTGAATTTATAGGTTTGTAAATAAAATCTACGTCCGTCCAATGTTTCCATTGGCGTGTTATCTTCAATACTATCTAAAATGATTGGTATGTAATGTCCTTTAACTGATGTATATGATTGTCTAGATGAAAACTTTTGTAATACGATTTTATTAAACTTATTTAGTTCTCTTAACTTATTACAAACAAAAACAATTTCATAAGACATATCAATTGCAACAGGTTGTGGCATTTTGTATATATCAGCACCCATTTGATTTCCGTCCCATGTTGGTACGGTTGCGTAGTGAAAAGTTTGTCTATCAGGAATAGTTCTTTGTGTTGATGGATTTGTGCCGGGTTGTACTTCAGGTTTTCTTATAATTGCAATAAATGGTAGTTTCATATTACCATCATCATCTGAAAAATCCCAATTATTTGAAAACTCAGCCCATCTTTGGATTGTTAAGATTTTAGGAATTACAGGTATTTGGTTACCGTCACTAACAATTTTAAACGTCTTTTTTGCGTAGTCTAACATACCCGCGTCCAAGTCTTCATGTAAAACTGAATCAGGTAAAAAACTATCTGACTTAGTAATTCTATCTAATAGTTCTTGTCTTCTATTAATGACATTGTCACCTCTTTCGGTTTCTTTGTTTCCGTAGACCTCAATATCAGTTTTTCTTTTAGGTATTCCCATATTATATTCCTCTAAATTCACCCTCTTGAACAGGTGCACAAATTATTGTTCTATAGTGTGGTTTAAAACCAAACATTTTATGTTTATTATCTGAAGTTACTTTACCATCATTTGTGACGTTATAATATCTAACTTTATCCTCAGAATCTTGGTAACCAATATAGTCACCATATTTTATATCTATTTTTAATTCTTCTAAATGTCTTATATAAACAGATATCATTAAATTACCTGGTTCGTTATATCTTAATAAACCCGACTTATAAGATGAATTTTTAGGTTCATCTATTTTAACTAACCCATTGAACTCAATTGGAGGATAATACTTAATTTCCCCATTACCTGCCTCCGCATAAACAGAATCGGTATCACTCTTACTTCTATCAACACGATATAGGACTAATTTCATATTCAAATCCCCGTGTAGATACTCCTGACCCATTTGAATATTGATATCAAAGTCGTCTTGTGAGAAGAATTTACTTAATCTGGTGATAGGTAATTTGTTATTCATATCCTTATAAATAGTTTAATCTTACAATCTATTTAGTTATATTATATATATTCTGTATGGAAAATAAAATACCCGAAATTGAGGCTAGAGAAATATTATTAAACTATGAAGGTTCCAATAATCAGTTTCTTGATTGGAAGAGGAAATTCGTTGAAGTTAAAAACTTTAAACTGACACGACCTCAATCAGAACACGTTATGAAATATAAAGACGTGGTTCCAAAGGTTGCAAGAAAATACATCAATATTGTGTCAACATTCGGTGAGAAGATTATGGAAGAGAGATTCTTACCTAAACCTCCCGAAAAAATTTGGTGTGAAAAATTGTTGTGTGATTCAGATAAGGCATTTCATATATGGGGTAAAATTTTAGATAGTGACCAATTAAGTGCTATGTGGTTACCTAAGGCGGCAATCGTTCAAGAAGAAAAGAAATTAAATAGAGTTATTGATTATAGTCCATATGATGTTCGTCCACCTATGGAACATCAAAAAGTTGCAATTGAAAAATTATTAGCTAACGATAAGTTTATATTGGCTGATGACATGGGTTTAGGTAAAACAACATCCGCAGTAATCGGTGCAATAGAGAGCGGTGCTAAGAAAGTTTTAATTGTATGTCCAGCGTCACTTAAAATCAACTGGCAAAGAGAAATTTCAAATTACTCAGATAGACGTGTGTTAATAGTAGAAGGTCGTAAATGGGGTTCTACGTTTGATTTTTATATAATCAATTATGATATTATAAAAAATTATCACACAACAGATAAGAGTGAAGATAGTGATGATTATAAACTTTTAGTTAATGAAGGGTTTGATTTGGCTATTGTTGATGAAGCACATTACATTTCAAATACTACCGCAAATAGAACACGTTTATTAAATGATGTTTTAGAAAAAATTCCTAAAGTGTGGTTGTTAACAGGTACACCTATGACATCTAGACCGATTAACTATTTCAATTTATTAAAGATAGTAGATTCACCTTTAACATTAAATTGGCAATCATATGTTCGTAGATATTGTAAAGGTTACCAATTTACCGTTGGTAATCGTAAAGTATGGAACACAAGTGGTGCAAGTAATTTAGATGAACTTCGTGAGAGAACTAAATCATATGTTCTTCGTAGAATGAAAACAGACATTCTTGATTTACCCGAAAAGATTGTTACACCTGTATTTGTTGAGCTCACAAGTAAAATGTATGATGAAGAATTAGAAGAGTTTACACGTATTAGTAATGATAAGAAAAATGATGAAACAATTAGTGTTACATTAAATCGTTTAATGAAAATTAGACAACTTATTTCTTACGAAAAAATTCCATACACTTGTGAATTAATAGATAAATGTTTGGAACAAGGAAAGAAGGTTATCATATTGACAAACTTTACTATGACACTTGATATGTTACATGACAAATATAAAAAGAATTCTGTAACACTTGATGGTCGTATGTCTAAAGATAAAAGACAAGATGCTGTAGATAGATTTCAAAATGAAGATAAAATAAAAATATTCATAGGTAACATTAAAGCGGCGGGTGTTGGTATTACATTAACTGCCGCTGAAGTTGTTATTATGAATGACTTATCATTTGTACCGGCTCATCATAGTCAAGCTGAAGATAGAGCGTATCGTTATGGTCAAAAGAATAGTGTATTGGTATATTATCCTGTATTTGAAAATACAATTGAAAAGGTAATCTATAATATTTTACAAAAGAAAAAGAACGTCATTGACCAAGTAATGGGTGATGGTGAATACTCCGAATCATTCAGTAAAGACCTACTTAAAAGTCTCCTTTAATTCATTAATTTTACTTTCTAATAGATTATCTAATTTAACATCCTCAACATTAGAAATATTTACTACTATTGTTTTTTCATCAATAGAATAGTTAATATAATTTTCTTCACCTTCTTTTTGGTATGTGAATACAAAATCATTCATTCCACAAATCTTAAAAAGTTCATTTAATTTTTCGTTCATTTTAATTCTTTTTTATATAATAATTCAGATGGAAATTTAAATACCGTAATTCCATCCTCTACGTGAGATGTTATTTTATCTATGTTATTTTTAAATATGTAAACATACTCTTCATTTGATGGATAGAAAACAAAAGCACTCACATTTTTATATTTTTCTAAAACCATACTAACATTAACATAATAAAAACCATCGTTCCTTAATTCACATTTAGTAACTCCCTTAACTTGTAATGTACGTCTCTTGTTATCAAATATTAATGTACAATCAATTCCATCTAACATATCATTTACATCACCCGGTTTATCGTCATTATATTCAATACCTGTTGACTCGGGAACTAATCTTTTGTAATTTTTAATAAAGTGTTGAGTATGACTTTTTCCTCTTTCCCAAGTATCCACCATAAGACTAATAAGTTCTTTATAAAAATCACTCTCTTCATCAAACAAAACATCTTTAAATTCTCTAGTTAATCTCAACATCTTTTTAACCATACTAAGGGTGTAGTAATAATCTAAATGGAAGTCTTCTTTAAAAATTATTTTTTCTTCTCTTCCGTTTAATATCATCAACTCATTAATCTTATTTCTTAAATGTGTCAATCCAGTTCTGTTTGTGTTTAATCTATTAAAATGCGACCAAAATAATTCACCAGTTTCGTCGTAATCCATAACCCCCCAAACCTGACGACCTTTAATTTCACCCTTTCCCCATCTACCTAATGGTTTCCATTTACTTTCAGCAATTTCACTTAATTCATGAATTATTAATGATTTAATCTTTTTTATTGATATGATTACATTAAAATCTTTAGTCTGTTGTTCGGTATAGTATAGTTCTGTTGTCATAACTCAAATATAAGATATTTATAATAATAAACCAAATTATGGCTCAAATTATAACACAAGAACAAAAAGATAAATTATATACTCAGGTATTTCACCTTTTAGGTATGCCAGTTCGTGGAATTGAACTTACAGAGGAACAAATGGACACCTTTATGGAACTTTCACTCTCTGAATATGAACAATATGTAAGTGATTGGTTAATTGAATCACAATGGTCCGCTTTGGCCGGTTTAGACGTAGATACCCAATCTTTAACAAGAGCATTTACTACGAGAAGTTTAGATTATGAAACTCAATACACTTATTCATATTCAAAGATTGTCGGTTTACAAGCAAATGGTCCTTGGGAAATGAAAAAGGACTTTATTGAGATTGTAAAAGGTCAACAAACATATGAAGTTCCTGCAGGTCGTGAAATTAACGAACTTTTGTGGTTCACACGTGCGGAATTAACCGATTCTATTATTGACCCGTTCTTAGGTGGATTTGGTGGTTTAGGTGGTGTTGGATTCGGTGGTATTGGTGGTTTTGCTCAGATGGGTAATGCGGGTTCATATTTTATGATGCCGGCTTATGATTTGTTAGCAAGAATGCAAGATAGAAGTTTAAAGAATAGACTTATTGGTGGTGAATTAACATATAGAATTACTGCGGGTCCTGAAGGTAAAAAATTGGTTCATTTATATAATGTACCAGGTGGTAAGTTTGACTTCGCAAATGTTGCATCTAATAATTTCAAAGTTTGGTATTGGTATTATGATGTTAATGATGGTGATAGAGATGATTGTTTGGCTAAAAATAAAGATATTATTAAGTTACCTTCAGATGTTGAAATGGAAGATATGACATGGGAATCTTTAAATAAACCAGCACAAAACTGGGTTAGAAAATATTTGATTGCGTACTCTAAAGAAGGTTTAGCAAGAATATGGGGTAAATTTTCAGGAGACTTACAAGTTCCTGATAGTGCAGTTAAATTAGACTACTCAACATTACTTACGGAAGCTAAAGACGAAAAAATGAAATTAGTGGAAGAATTAATGCAAAGATTAGAAAGACTCCGCCCCGACAAACTTCTTGAAAGAAAAGCCGGCGAAGCGGAGAATCTAAATAAGGCTCTTAAGTTTAGAGCGATGCCATCACCATTTAACGTAATCTAACTTTCTATTGCGTGAAATGCGTAATCGTGACCGTTGGTTTCAATTATCTCCTCTTCATTTGATTTAGTACTTTCAGCTTGAAGTGTAACAACTTTTCTATTATGTTCCACCCAATATTGGTCAGCAAGTTCTAAACTATTTTCTACATACATAAAGTAAGGGTCACGTCCAACTCTATTCCAAAATATTACTTCACTATCAGATAATGTCATTACCTCATCTAATTTATCTTGACCTTCTTCTTTTAATGGAAAACCATTAACAAGATCACATTGAGATTTAGTAAAGTATTGTCTATCTTTCGGGTCTTCAATTAATATATCTTCCCTAATTGCTGGATTAAACACAACTAATAATGGTTCAACACGTTTGTTAAAGTTATTAAGATAACGAGGAACATTATAATCACCTTTTAAATTGGGATTATTTAATATTTCCTTTTCATCAATCATATAACAATTCACTTCTATGTAATCATTCGGCATCGGATGACCATTTTTCTCGGTGAATTCTTCTTGTTGTTTCTTTGTTGGTTTAGTGATTTTCTGTACGTCGCCTGATGATTTCTTAGAACCATTATTAACATAATAAATTGTATCTCCTAAACCTGCGGGATAATCACTTCTCATAATTAATTCCATATGTGCTTGACGAGACATTAATGAACCGGCTTTAGTTGTCTTCTGAACATACTTTCTATAATCATTAATAGATTGTTTAACACGAGCCTTATTTGCAAT